AAGAATGGGGAATTGACCCAAAAGCTGACATGTGGAAGCTGCCTGCGGGCTACGTAGGCTTCTATGCTGAGCAAGATGCAGGGCTAACCTTACGTTTATGGGATAGGCTTAAAACAGAGATATCTAAGCAGTCCCTACACGATGTTTGGGAAATGGAGATGGAATTATTGCCTATTTTGATTGATACAAGGCGTAGAGGAATAAGAGTTGACGAGGAGAAGGCTTCTCTGCTAAAAAAAGAATTCAAAAAAAAAGAGTCTGAGGTTTTATCTGATATAAAATCTCAGACCACACTTGATGTAGATATTTGGGCAGCAAGATCTGTAGCGCAAGTGTTTGACAGGATAGGTGTTGAGTATCCACGGACAGCGAAAACTGATGAACCTAGTTTTACACAAAACTGGTTAGTAAATTGTAATAACCCAATAGCGCAACTAATAAGACAAGCAAGAGAAATAAATAAATTTCATTCAACATTCATAGACTCCATTCAAAGGTATGTACACAAAGGTAGGATTCATTCTGAAATAAATCAGTTAAGATCTGACCAAGGTGGTACTGTATCTGGAAGACTTTCATATTCAAATCCGAACTTACAACAAATTCCAGCTCGAAACAAAGAGTTTGGAGACAAAATTAGAAGTTTGTTTCTACCAGAAGAAGGTAGACAATGGGGTAGTTTCGACTACTCACAACAGGAGCCTAGGCTTGTTGCTCACTACGCTGCATCCGTCAATGATAACTTTGAAGGTGCAGCGGAGTTTATTGAAGCCTATAAAAATGAGTCGGCTGACTTTCATCAGATCGTAGCTGACATGGCAGGAATTACGAGAACTCAGGCTAAGACAATTAACTTAGGTTTATTTTATGGTATGGGTAAGGCTAAATTAGGTAAAGAATTAGGTATTACAAAAGATAGAGCTGAAGCTCTATTGAGACAATATGGTGAAAGAGTACCTTTTGTTAAAAGATTAGCTACTGAGGTTACCAACAGTGCTTCAAAATATGGGTTTATTCGGACTATAGGAGGCCGTAAATGCCGGTTCGACATGTGGGAGCCCGCTACCTTCGGAATGAACAAAGCCATGCAGTATGAAGAGGCTAAGGCGATTTATGGTAATAACATCAGAAGGGCTTTTACTTACAAAGCTTTAAATAGACTAATTCAAGGATCTGCTGCTGACCAAACAAAACAAGCAATGATAAATTGCTACAAAGCAGGTTACAAACCAATTTTACAAATTCATGATGAACTTTGTTTTTCGATAAATGAAGAATCAGATGTGAAAGGTGTAAAAGATATTATGGAGAATGCCATAGACACCCTTAAAGTGCCTTCTAAAGTTGATATTGCCCTTGGTAAATCATGGGGAGAAGCAAAAGAATAGCACTATATTGCTTTTTGTATTAATTATGCTATATAATATTTTATGAAGCTATATCGTGTCCAAGTAAAATACAAAAATATGTATATTGATGAGACGCTTGAGGCAGAAAATGATAAAGCCGCTCTTGAGTATTTAGTAAAGAAGGTTGACTCAGGAGATGTAACAGAAAAAGAAGGGGCCGGGTTTGAAAATCCAGATCTTTTTTTCTTAACCTTTGAGGAGATAAACCGAAATGCTGCAAAAGTTAATATCGGAGAAACTTCAGTTGGAGTCCAAATGGGCAACACAAGCGTTAGCACAGGGTAGAGTGACTACTGACATGAAGTGGATAGACATACAGATTAAAGATCTTAGAGTTAAGATTAATAATCAAAGTGTAGAAGACGCAAGAAAAGGTCTTCTAGATATAGCTAGCTAACTACTGGCTTAAAAATTAAATTTTTCCCTAAGGATAGTGCGCTCTAAATTGTAGGTATTGGTTTGCATTCAAATTTTACAGCTAATTTATCTTTATTGACTAAATCTTTATCTAATTCCAGAACCGTTTTATGTGAGTATACATATCCCGCTAGCACACAATCTAAGTGACTATTGAATTCAAAAGGCATGTAACTGGATCCCGGACACTGGCCACTGGTCATACTACATACGTATAAAATTAAAACGAACTTCATCCTATATTATCCTAGCTTATTATTTACTTGCATATCCCATGAAAATGTTTATATAAAGATACAAGATAATACTAACAAAGAGGAGGCCAAATGGCAACAACAACAAAATGTGACTCACAGGTGTTTAAGGATTGGAGTGCAAAGGTAGATGATATTTTATCAAAACTACCAAAAACTGACTATGATGGTCAACCACTTGAATACCAAGATGATGCGTACCAAGAAGTTATGAAGATGTTACAGCAGTGTTCAATGAATTTTGAAGACATGCCTATATATCCAATTAACGAAAGTATTGCTAATAAACTTATACAAGATCAACAGAGAGGTGCCGATGAAAGACCTGATATTTAGTATGATGTTTATTGCACTACTAACAATTATCCCTGCAAAAGTTTTATTATTTATTTTTGCATCATTGGGATATTTAATTTTAAGTTAACCAACAAAGAGGAAAAGATATGCACAAAGCGATCAATAATAAATTTTTTGAAACTACTGATTATAGTAAGTTCAAAAAAACTAGAGGTAACAGACCAGTAGATGCTGCACACGTAGAGCAGTTAAAGAAATTAATTTCTAGTAGAGATCTTGAAGATCCAATTAGAGTTAATAAAAATATGGAGGTCATAGACGGCCAACATACTCTTGAAGCTAGAAAGCAATTAGAGTTAAAGATTCCATATATTATTATGGATAGTGAAGATCCATTAGATGTGGCTAGACTAAACACAGGACGTAAGAATTGGTCCATGAATGATTATTTGGGTCAACACTGTGCTAGAAATAAAATGGATTACAAAATCTGTAAAAGTAAAATGAGCCAGTATGGTATGAATGTTGCAGAAGTAATTGTATTGCTTTTAAAAATATCTAGTCTTTGGAATAGAATATCCACTGATTTTAAAACAGGTTCATTCTCAATCCCTGCAGGAGGTATTCGANAACTGTGATCGTATTGGAGCACAACTAATGCAACTTAGAAAATACTTTGTAGGTATGGAAGATACTAGTAAGAGAATGAAAAGATCTATGGTGCATGCTTATATAGTAGCTGACAAACACCCTAGATGGGATTTTGTTAGATTTAAAACTGCTTGTAAACAAAGATCGAGTTGGTTACTTTCTGGTACATCTACTGCTGACTATGTTGAAATATTTGAAAAGATATTTAATGCAGGACGAGTGCCAAGTAGAAGAATTAATTTGGTTGAATTTTTTAAAACTAAAGAGTATCAAGACAAATAGGAGAAACAATGGACGTAAACAAATGGAAATCAATTGCTGTTGATATCGAATCATACACAATTATTAGGGCTATGGGGGCAAATGGCCTTAGAAACCCAGGCAACATGATTAAAAAAATGGTTAGCGATTCTATAAAAAAGATTGCTAAAAAAGAAGGTTTAGCAGAACCTAAAATGAAAGAGAATTTATTGACTCAAGGAAAGAAACTCTTGAAGACATAATAAACACAGAAGCTGCATAAGTCTTAGTGTTGAACAAGGGCCGGGAGACTGGCCCTTTTTTTTTACTTGCAATCGAAATCAAAATAGTTATTAATTAAATAGTATTCCTAAGCCTAAATGAAATAAGTGGGGCTTTCAAAACACTTTATTTTCATAGAACAACGAAACTCAAATTTAACTTTAATTAAAGGATTTATTTGTGGGTAAAGCTATTAAAAAAAGTAGTGAAGAAGCATTAAATAATGCGTTGGACAAGCTAGTAATGGTGTGTCCAAATAAAAAAACGTATGAAGAGTTAACAAGTTTAATGTTTCAGTTGTATTGTGGAAATGACTTTGGTTTAGGAAATTTTAGTCTTTCTTTTCTCGACAAAATCGAGGATAGATGGCGATCAGGACGTAAGGCTGCAGCGCAAGCTAAAGGATTACGACTGGTTGTTAAGAATGCTTAGCCACGATGTTATTTTTCCATCGATATCTTTTCCCGCATCGTGGTTATGCAAATGGAACAAAAACCTAAGGGTTATCTCAAACAATCTATAATATTAATGGATATTATGTCCGGTGAGGACAGAATGTTTTATTTAGAGCGTATGTGGAATTTGTATTTTAAGGTTTACGAGAAAAAATCTATTAGATTAGGTAAGTATAAAAAATCTAAGACTTTTGTTATGGATAGGAAAAAAGCGTATGACTTGTGCTCCCAGCTTACTAAAATTTTTGGGCATTAAATTGTCTTTACAAATACTACAACCTAAAGCATTTGCTGAACAAAGGTTGTTTAAGGCAATCCTGGTGCAGGCTTTAGAAGATGCTGTAAATCCATCTGGTTTTAAGAAAGAAACGTATTATAAGCATGACTCACACAAATGGTTCGTAAGTAATAGTCTAGAATTTCAAGACATCTGTTGGGGAGCTGACATGGATCCTGATTTTGTACGTGGTGAATACATGAAAATGGTAGATAATGGAAAAATTTTTTTTACGAAACTACAGGTATCCTGGATTAAGTATCGAGATTTATATAAGAGGTATCGAGAGTGTGGGAGTAAAGAGGAGAGAAGAATTATTAAGAAGTTGATATTAAAAGAGAATTTAAAAAGATTAAGTGATTAGTCATGGGGGGCGAATGTGTTTGACTCCTGGAGGAAAACATAGGGAGCAATTCCTCGAAAAACCTCCAGAAGTAATTAACCAATTGTGAATGAACACAACTGAACTGTACCAGAATAACGGATACCGGACAATGGAAATATTTACTATATAGATTATCTAGACCCCTGAGTAATAAAAAGTACCCCCATGGGTAAAAGAGGTGTCCCTGCTGTCCCTCTAAGCTATTAATCAATTATATCAACACTTCTAATCAATTTAGTACTGTCCCTATGGTGTCCCTATGGTGTCCCTCAGGGACACCACTCTTGCGGGAACGCAAACAGTTGGTTATTAGGAACTAGTCATTACTCTGAAATATCTATATAGTAGAAAATCATGTATAAGAAATTTAAAGTCCTTGGAAAACTTGGTTCTCATTTATTTACTACAGGTAAAAACTATTTTAAAGGCGGTGGTAAAACAACTAAAACTATTATGACTGAATCTAAAGTAACTAAAGAAGTTGCAAAAGCTGACATCAAGAGTGAGATTAAAAGAAAGGCCTTTCCAAGAGGTGGTAAAAAACCTTCTGATTTTTATAATAAACCCAAAGGAAGATAATGCCTGGTGGACTAAAAAAGAAATCATTAAGAACTGAATTAGATTTAACTCCAAAACAAAAAATGTTTGTTGAAATTTATGTGCAAGATTGGGGTTCGATTACACAAGCTGAAGCATTAAAACGTGCGGGTTATGTTTGTACTAATGAAAAAGATTATGGATCTGTTGCATCTAGAATGTTATCTAGAAAACACAGTCCTCATATAGCAAACTACTTTGATAAGTTGTTTGAAAGAGAAGTAAAAAAATACACAAGTGACAACCTTAGAAGATACAAAAGGTTAGAAAGAATTGCTGACAAGGCAGAGAAAGAAAAACAATTCGCTGCTGCTATTAACGCTGAGTATAGATCTGGTCAATTAGCCGGTGCTTATGTTGATCGTAAAGAAGTAACTGTTAGTGGTTTGGAGGGTATGTCACGTGAGCAACTTGAAAAAAAGCTCGAGGAACTATCAAACAAGATCGATGGACACAATGCCAAAACGATCAAGGTTGAGTCCGAAGACGTTACAGCAATTGAAGAAGGCTAGTTGGTCTGATTGGTTAGATGTGTTTAACCAAGTGCATAACTCTACCATAACTACTTCAGTTGGTAAAATTAAAGTGGAGATTGATGATTAAAAAAAAGAGACAACAATCTAAAATATTAAACTTTGATTTTAAAACTCTCGGTAATGTGATTGATGCTTATCCATTTGTAGAAATAGAGTGGCTTGATATCGAAGGTGATGCTGGTTGGAGTAGCACAAAAGATTTAAGCAAAGAACAATTACCTGTATGTGTATCAAAAGGTTACTTACTTAGTCAAAAAAATGGTATTACAAGAATATTTAGTGATTATATTAAGTCTAAAGATAAACCAACATTTGACAATATTGGTGCAACAACTATTATTCCAACAGCAGTAATAAAAACAATTAGAAAAATTAAATTATAATTAACTTACTTAATCATGTCTAATAAAAATGGGGAATCTAGACTATGGCAAAAGGTAAAAAAAGGACTGACTGATTGCTTTTTAACTCGCATAGAATCTAGCACTATCAATGGAATCCCTGACATTCATGCAGTACATAAACAAGAAGTATTTTGGATAGAATTAAAATCAGATTCATTAAGTTATCCTGCACTAAATAAGTGGCAGATTGTGTGGATCAATAAGTATGTGAAAGCGGGTGGTAAGGTAATTATCCTAAAAGAGAACTTGGGTAAGACCCCCTTGCAGAGTGTCCTTAAACTGTACAGACCGGTGTCACTGTTCACTGAACCTCGTTTACTGACCCCTCGTTTCTCGTTCGAAGCCCCTTATCAATGGCCCACGGTCCAGCAGCAGGTGCTCAGGGAGCTGGGATCCAGTCCTGATGCAGCGTAGCTCTCGCTCTCGTCCTCTGGCCACCAATTTTTTCCTCTTTGTTAAGTTGGTGGCCTGGGGACCAGCAGGTGAAGCTCTCGTTTCTCGTTCTCGTTTGAAGCAAACCTCGTTCTCGTTTACTGGCCACTGGTGAGCCCCGTGCAGCGTGAGCTTCAGGGGGGTGCAGACTGGGATCAGGAGAAACTTTTGCTTGACGGGTATCCCATGATGTCGTATGGTCAGACTAAACAAAGGAGGAAATATGGCGATAGATTTTGACGCCCTCGATCTCGTTCGAACACAGAACAGAGCTCGTTCCTACAACAAGAGAGTTGGGGAGCTGGAGCAGCAGGTGACTGACCTCCAGGAGCTGGCAGAGCAGATGGTAAGGGAAATGCCAGAGGAAAAGAAATGGATCTTTGAAGAAAGATTAAAAAAGATCAAAAAAAGTACTTGACACATCTCCCATGAGGTCTTATATAAGTAATGCAGGTTGGTAACTACGTAATCAGCAACTAATCGGTGACCAGGGTCGTTTGCCTACACCGCGCTTGTTTGCGCCCTGCTACGTAACAATAAACAAAAGGAGAGCAATGAACAAAGAGAAAGACAAACCTGCTAAGCAAGAAGACAAACCTGAAGAAGGCAAAGTATACGCACTGACCGGTGCCACTGGCACGCGCTGCATTGCCAACGGTAATACATGGAAAGACTCGGAGGTGAAGGATGCCTAGACATTTAATAGAAAAGCAGAAGAGGTTGCTAGATGAACATCGGTACGCTAAACAACCAGGGGACCTACCACA